GAAGGAAACTATGCTGATTTTGGTTTAGCTGATGAATTTATGGTAAGTGCAGTTGATACTGTTTCCCCATACGAAAGACTCAAAAGAGCTCTAAAAGACTAATAAAAATCTAGAACTAAAACAAGCCGCTTTTTCAAGCGGCTTGTTTTGCTTTGTATAAGAAGAATAATATGGCTGAAGAATCAGAAGAAATTGTAGGCAATATCATACCTGCACAAGAGGTTACTAAACCTTCCAAGATGTTTAGTATGCTCAAGGAAGGTGAAAAACCACTAGCTCCTTTACCACCAGACAATATGAGTGATATTTCTTATCCTCAATTTGTTGAACCAAGATGTTCAATATGTACATCACCATTTCGTGATGCTGCAGAACATGTATATCTTGAGAGTGGTAAAAAACCTCAAGCTGTTATAAATTATTTTATTAAGTATTATGATGCAAAACTAAACTGGGTGCAAATTAACACTCATATGGAAAACCATTGTGATTTTAAGAAGATTGCAACATCTGGTTTGAAAAATTATGAGCAAAGAGAAGAACTCATTGCACCTTGGATATTTCGAGAACACCAACTTGCTCTTACTGCTTTATTAGTTGAGCTTGATGATGTTAGAGGAATGGATTGTACTAAAAACAATGACATGAAGTTGAGAAGAGCTGCTATGGTTGAGAAACTTATTTCAAAAATTCTTCATCTTAAAGAAGCAAGAGACAACCAGGGAATTTTTGCAATTAATGTTTTTGAAATTTTGATGGATTTGCACGAAGATATGGAATCAGAAACTGATAAAAGAAAAATTCGTGACAAAATAGTTGAGCTAAGAGCAAAAATACAACAGGATAACTAATGAAATTTTCACTTGATTTTGACACAGTAGATATTGATCAATACTTGAGAATGTTAGTGGCTGAACATCATTTAGGCACTAATGACTATTGTATGCATAATAGAAATCCAGACTATTGGGATATTCTTTTGGCTCCAGCAAAAAATCCAGAGTATAAAGTGGCCTTAGATTTTGGAACTGGTCTAGGAAGAAATGTTACTAATCTTTTAGAACATTGTAGCTACGATGAAATCTATGCCACCGATTTGAGCACTAAAAATATTGAGAAATGTTCAAACTCTTTTCCATCAAACTGTCATTTTATTTTATCTGATGGCTATAAAATGCCTTACTTTGAAGATAATAAATTTGATTTCATTATATCAACTTTAGTATTTCAACATATTCCAGTGAGAGATATAAGAAATATGTGGTTCAAAGAATTGAACAGAGTATTGAAGCCTGGTGGAACCTTTACTTTTCAAATGGGTTTTGGAGATTCTTTGAATGAAAAAGCATTTCCACATCATTTCTTTTGCTTAATGCGTACAGGAACTCTCACTGTTCCTAGAGATTTACAATGTGCTAGTTATTTTGAAAATATCACAAATGCTATAGGGTCTAATGGTGAATACGATGTCAAAATAACTAATCCTGTGCCCTTAGTGGATGACTTGAAAAGATTTGGCTTTAAGCCAGAATATCAAATAAAAGATTCATTTGATGATTATATGCACACAAAATGGATTTATGTAACTTGCACTAAATGAGAAAACAAAACCCAAATAAACTGCAGCAATTTGATGTCAAAAATCAAATGCTGCAAAAAGCCAATGAAGTATCAAAATTCTTTAAAGATCAAGGATATGCTAATGAGTTTAGCGATGACATCATGCCATCAGCTAGAGTTGAGATTCCACCGCCACCTAGACCAGAAAAAACTAACTTCAATCCTGATCAAACAGTAGACATAATTACATTTATAGAACATCCATACTTTTGTAATCTCAAACCTCACCCGTGGCAAAGACTTATTCTAAAGTGTTTTTATATGGGGCAGGAAGGCAATACAAATATTGAGATTGAAGATGTACCTGAAGAAGAAAGAACATCTTGTAAGGGATGTGTTTGGGAGCATATTAGAGATAACGAAATAGATGTTCTCAATAAGAAAAAACAAGGCAAAATTGTAAAAGCATTATTCACAGTTGACAATTCACCTTGTTTACAATGTTCACATTTTGATGAAAAAATTAGAGAAGAAAGATTTGAAGATGCAAAACAAGATGCTACAAACTTTGATTCTTTAAGGTTACTTGATAAATTAAAAGAACGACCAATTATAAATGCATTCCAATCTGAAAAGGACTTAATATTTTCAGAAGAATTTGATCCAAAACTCAGAATGCAAGTTATGGACAAATGCACTAAAAGATTTAAATTTCAAGAATTAGTTTTAGTGCTTGGCAGACGTTCAGGTAAATCATTCCTTGTGTCTGCTATCGCTTTATATGAGCTTTACAGACTTATTATGATGGGCCATCCTCAATCAAGATATGGATTGATGGAATTTGACCAAATTGTTCTTTTGAATGTGGCTAGAAATGAAGAACAGGCAAAGAATGCTATTTTCTCTAAAATCAAGCAAACAGTATTATCTTCACCATTTTTTCAACCATATATAGGCAAAGATACCGAATTAGAAATGAGGTTTCTTACTGACAATGATATCAAAGAAAATGAAAGAAGATCTGCCCAAGGCTTAAATCCCTTTGCTGGTTCTTTGGTATTAAAATGTGGTTCAAGTAGTGCTTCAGGTCTTGTTGGTTTAACTTGTTGGTGCATAATCATGGACGAGATTGCAGCTATGGCAGGAGATAATCCTGATTCTGGCTTAGATTATGCTCTTTATGATGAATTGAAGCCATCTTTAGCTACATTTGGTAAAGATGGAAAGATGATGATGCTTTCCAACCCTAAAGGTCCTATTGGCTTGCTATATGATTTGCATGAAAACAGACAAGAAGATCCAACTACTCTTGTTATGAGATTGCCCACCTGGTTGTCTAATCCTAATATTGCTAAAGAATTCTTGGACAATGAAAAGAAGAAAAATCCAACAGAATTTCAAATGCAATATGGTGCTGAGTTTGGAGCATCTTCTTCAGACCCAATGTTCACACCTGGCTCTATTCAAAGTATGTTTTCAAGTATGTCAATGGTGTCAAGAAGAGAATTAGGACAACCACTTGTTGAATATTTTTGCCATTTAGATCCGGCAAGAACATCAGACTATTATGCTTTAGTAATTGCTCATACTGAAAATATGATGGGAATTTATGGACCTGACAAGCAGCCAATGAAGAGAGTGGTTATTGATCATGTTCACTTCTGGAATCCTATGACAAAAAATCAACCAGTATCTGAAAGAGAAGTTGAAGATTATGTTATTGATTTGCATAGAAGATTCAAGTTTAAGCAAGTATCTATTGACCAATGGCATTCTCAATCCTCAATAGTAAAATTGCAATCTAATGGAGTTAATATTGTTGAGAGACAATTCAATAAAGAATATAAAGAAAAAATATATACTGAGCTTTCCCAACTTATCAGAGAAGAACGAATTGATATTTATGATTTGTCTGGTGGAGCTTACCTTGATTCTGTTGGGAATAAAATACCGCTAAACGAAATACAAGAAGCTAAAACGCAATTCTTATTCTTACAAAAGAAATGGAAAGGCAAGAGATTTTACATAGAAGCATTGTCAGGATATAAGGATGATATTTGTGATGCTGTAGCTGCAGTGTCATATGAATGCCTTACCAGTAGAATACAAACTAGATTACCATCATCAAAATTCGTAACAATAGGAAGGTTTAAATAAACTTTTCTATATAATAAACTATTATGTCTTCAAATATTAAAACAGCTCAATTTGGTGGTGTAGGTGGTGGATATTCTGGCAACTATTCACCTGGTGCTAGCCCATTAACAAAAGGTTCTGGTGGTGGTATTGCTGGCATCAATGTTAACAATGATGATAACAACACATTAAATAGACAAATTGAACGTACTCATATTGATCCTGATTTGAGTGACGACAATATAGAATCAAGACTTACTTCTCAACACAGACATTACGAAGAGAATAAAAACTACAAACTTACACCCGAAGAAAGACTGCGTGAAAAGTTTAGAGCTAAACTACATGCAGCTCATCAAGAACTTCAATCTCATGCTGATTCAATCTATAAAAATAGTCCTGAATATATAAAGAAAAATTTTCAACCAAAACCTGAACATATTGAAACATATGAAACACAGCTTGAAAAAAGACATCAATACAAGCCAAAGCAGAAATTTGAATATGAAGACGAGGCTGTTCCACAAATAAAAGCTACTAGAATTCATTATTCTATTTCTGAAAATGACATAATCAAAGTAGCTCAAGAAGTACAGAAATCAAGAAGAAATAGACTTACAGATTTTGAAGAGCCCACTTATGAAAGTGAAGATCCTATTCCTGAGCAAATGGGGAATTATTCACCCTTAGGCAAAACTCATATATTGACAAAATTTGTTCAACCTTCTGATTTAGATGATTATTTTCAAGCACAGATGAATGAAAAAACTCCTGATGCAGATGCATATAATGAATACAAACTTAAAGATACAATATTAGATTATCCAGATAGAGATACTTTGCCAAATGTATATCCAAGAAAAGAAATAGCTAATGAGCCAGCTGACAATGGACTTTTAAAAATGGATCCTGGTGTTTCTATTGAAGGCAATCTTAATCCCGAAAGAAATAAAACAAATAGGTTTGATAGAAACAACATCACCAAAGAAGATGGTGGAGTTGAAGAAGTTTATGATGGTTCAGCATGGTTTGGAGTACATACACCAGCAACATTCAAATAATATGTAAAATCATATTATGTATGATTATTTAGTTATAGGTGCTGGTCTATTTGGATCTATTTTTGCATATGAAGCACATAAAGCTAATAAAAAAGTACTAGTAATAGATAAAAGAAGTCATATTGGTGGAAATTGTTATTCAATTCCTTTTGATGATTATCACATTCACAGATATGGTCCACATATTTTTCACACATCTAAAAAATATATTTGGGACTATATAAATCAATTCACTGAATTCAATAATTACTCACATAGAATAAAATCTAGAATTGATGACAGGTTATATTCTATTCCCATCAACCTTACTACATTTAATCAAATTTGGCCAGATGTTATTACACCCGAACAAGCCAAATTAAAATTATCTCAAGAAATTATCCCTTGTCAAAATCCTGAAAATCTTGAAGAACATATTTTGTCTCAAATTGGACCTACCTTATATCAAAAGTTTATTCATGGGTACACAAAAAAGCAATGGGGTAAAGATCCAAAAAAGTTACCAGCTTCTATAATAAAAAGACTACCAATAAGATTTACATTCAATGATAGGTGGTTTCATGACAATGATGTTTATGAAGGCATTCCTATCAATGGTTACACACCTATATTTGAAAAATTATTAGATGGCATTGAAGTGCATCTCAATAC